TTTCATCAAGATTATAAATCTTTGTAGAATTTTCATCTTTCCACACGCTAATCTCTACATTCTCGTAATCCTCAAGTCCCATCCCGCCAAGTGCATCTTCATCTAAAAGATAATTGGTATCATTGACCCTAACTCTGTTAGACTTCGTGAAATCTACTGTAACCCCTTCTATAGTAAAACCCTTTTTCATAATTGTTTATTTATCTTTTAACTACTACAAAGGTAGTACTTTTATTCTATCTGTGCAAGTATTTGTGCTACTTTTTTCGTATTTTCATGTTAAAAAAAGTTATAAACATTCTCAAACGTTTGTCACACAAACGCAATGAGCTATATTTGTGAAAAAGATTATGAAATGGAAACTGAGACGGTAAAGTTAACACAGGTAAAGATTAACAAGGATAACCCTCGTACGATAACGAATGATAAGTTCAATAAGTTAATTAACTCGTTGTTGGTCTTTCCTCGTATGCTGACATTACGCCCTGTCGTTGTCAATGAGCGTATGGAGGCGTTGGGTGGCAACATGCGCACGCACGCATTGAAGGAGATTGCAAAATCAACGATCGATGACATCAGGGACAGGTTGTCCGGGATAGCTGACTTTGCAGCAAAGACACAGGGCGAGAGGGAAGCATTATTAAAATACTGGTCTGACTGGTTAGATAAACCAACCGTTCAGATTGTCCGTGCCGACGGACTGACAGAAGACGAACAGAAGCAGTTTATTATCAAGGACAATGTAGCCTTTGGTCAATGGGACTTTGACGCTCTGGCAAACAAGTGGGATAATGATTTGTTAGGCGATTGGGGCATGGACGTGTGGAATGAGAACCCGGCAGGTCTTCAACCGGCAGCATCGAATGACGGACAGGATAACAACGATGATGAAGATATTGATGATAGTGAAGTGGATAAGCCTGAAAAGCACAGGACATTGGAAGAACGATTTATTATCCCGCCCTTTTCGATATTGAACACAACCGCAGGGCGTTGGCAGCAGCACAAGGATTATTGGCTATCACTTGGCATTAAGTCTGAATTAGGACGTTCAGACGAAACTACATTCGGTGAATATTGCATAGCACCTCGCTTGCTGGATGTCAGAAACAAGTTAAGAGAAAAAATCGGGCATGATCCATCATGGAAAGAGTTTACGGAATATTGCGATGATAACAATATCCCATACCAACATAATACGTCTATATTCGATCCGGTCCTTTGTGAACTCGTTTACAAGTGGTTCTGTACCGAAGGCGGAAAGATATTAGACCCGTTCGCAGGCGGTTCGGTCAGAGGTATAGTCGCATCTAAACTCGGCTATCAGTACTTCGGTCGTGATTTGCGGAAAGAGCAGATAAATGCCAATTGCGAAAATGCAAAAGAAATATTATCTGATGATGAACTGAAACGGGTGCAATGGAATTGCGGTGATTCGACACACATCGATGAGGTATATTCAAAGGACGAAGCGGATTTACTCTTTTCTTGCCCACCGTACGTTGATTTAGAGGTATATTCAAAGGACGAAGCGGATTTGTCTAATATGCCTTATGATAAGTTTCTCAATGCTTACACAGAGATAATACGTAAGGGGTGTGAATGCCTGAAAAACAACCGTTTCGCTGTATTTGTTGTCGGATCAGTCCGCAACAAACAGGGTTTCTTCTATCCTTTCGTTCAGGATACGATAAGGTCCTTCGAATCACAAGGAGTGCATCTATACAACGATATGATACTTGCTAATCAGATTGGATCATTAGCAATGCGTGTAAGCAATCAGTTTTCAAAGAGTAGGAAGATTGGCAAGAGACATCAATATGTTCTTGTGTTCTATAAGGGTGATCCTAAGAAGATACGCGATAATTATCCGGATATAGATTTATCGTATATGGACGATATGACAACAACCGAAGAGGATAAAGATGAAGACGACACAGGTAAGGAAAATTGAATATAGGCAGCACGCAAAGAAAGAGAACAGATTGCCTATCGTGGCGGATATGTACAAAAAAGGATATTCGACAAGGGCGATCCGTGTGGAAGTCATGAAACGTCTTGACCTGAAAACATACTCTCTGCAGACAGTCTGGAAGGATATTCATACTTTGCTTAAGGAATGGCAGAACGACCGTATAAAAGACACGGATCAAGCGGTTCAGTTGGAATTGTCAAGGATTGACGACATCACGCGTGAAGCATGGGCTGCCTGGGACAAATCAAAGAAGGATCAGACAGTAAGAAAGATGAAGAGAAAGGGGTTGCCTAAGGTTTCGGGCGAAAATGGAAGTAATGAAAGCAATGGCATAACGACACTGGAAATAGAGCAGCGGACGGAAGAGGACATCAACTATGGTGATCCTCGTTATCTTGATGTGATCAATAAGCAGAATATCGAACGCAGGAAGCTTCTCGGCCTTTATGCGCCTGAAAAACGTGAATTATCCGGTGGCCTTTCGTTCGGTGATCTCTTAATGTCGACTTCCATTTACAGTGATAAAGATAAAACAGATAGTGATAATGGCGATAACGAATGATAGACACTGATACGATAATACGGAAAAAGGCACAGACGCTATTCACGGCGTGGCGAAAAGACTGGAATAAGTTCGCCAGTGATGTGTTCGATGTCACTCTTGACCCGGAACAACAGGCCGTTATCTCATCAATACAGACAAACCGTCGTGTTAGTGTACGTTCAGGAACCGCGCGCGGTAAGGATTTTCTTTCCGCTGTTGCCGCAATGTGCTTCTTCTATTTGACGCCTAAATGGGATTCGGACGGTAACATGATAGAAAATACTAAAGTCGCACTAACAGCACCGACAGACCGACAGGTAAAGAATATTATGATACCTGAAATAAGTCGTTTATATCATCGAGCAGAAAAGAGAGGAATACAGTTGCCAGGACGACTGAACTCAACAGATATACGAACGGATAGTACAGAATGGTTTCTGACCGGATTCAAGGCAGACGAAAATAACCAGGAAGCATGGTCAGGCTTCCACGCCGTTAATACGATGTTTGTAGTTACCGAGGCAACAGGTATTTCGGATGATACTTTCGATGCTATCGAGGGTAATTTACAGGGGAATTCTCGAATTTTACTTGTATTCAATCCAAATACGACTATCGGATATGCAGCACGTTCGCAGAAGTCAGACCGTTGGCAAAAATTCTGCCTGAACAGTCTGAATGCCGAGAATGTTGTACAAAAGAAAATAGTCATACCCGGACAGGTCGATTATGAATGGGTTAAGGATAAGGTTGTGAACTGGTGTGAGGTTATCCGTGAAGAGGATAAGCGTGATGATATGGACGACTTCAAGTTTGAGGGTATATGGTACCGACCATCAGATTTATTCCGTAAAAAGGTTTTAGGGCAGTTTCCGTTGGCAAACGAGGGCGCATTGATACCGCTAAAGTGGATTGAACTTGCGCAGGAGCGTTGGAAGAAACACATACACACAAATCACAATTATCCACGCATCGGTTGCGATGTTGCCGGTATGGGTCGTGACTGCACGGTATTCTGTTATCGTTTCTACGATTATGTATTCAAGTTCGACAAACATAACTCCGGTGGCAAGGCTGATCACATGAAGGTAGCAGGACATATAGTTAATGATTTCCGTACGACGACCGGTGCCATGGTAATGATAGATACTATCGGAGAGGGTGCAGGCGTATATTCGCGTGTGTTGGAAGTATGTCAGGAAGATGCACGGTTGGCAGGACAGGAAGAAAATGTAATATCGTGTAAATACAGTCAGGCCGCAAAGGACGGAAGCCGTGAACTGACTGATATAACCGGTCAATATACATTTCAGAACATGCGTGCATTCTTGTTTTGGGCCGTACGTGACTGGCTCGACCCCGAAAAAGGAAGTAAAGCGATGTTACCTCCTGGAGGATCATTGACCGAGGAAGCGACCGAAATACAATGGTCATTCCTGTCAAACGGGAAAATCATTATAGAACCAAAGGAAGATATTAAGAAACGGCTAGGACACTCAACGGATGAGTTCGATTCCCTTGCGAACACATTCTATCCACAGGAGCTCTATGAACCGGATAAGGTGAACCCGTATGATCCGAATTATGATCCGGATGCGGATTTATATTATTAATTGATTTAAAAATTTAAAGATATGGACGAAATAGATGAAATATTAGACTTTGCACAACCCGTATCAACGATAATAGGCAAATTAAAGGTTAAGGTTGTCAATCCACCTGATTGGGCACTATTGGAAAAACAATATAATCCGAAACTTCACCCCGTAATGGCGGATAAGGATAATTATCATGACGTGAATACGAGGGGAGGCGTTGTACATGTAGCAAGGATCACTTTAGGTTATCAGAAGTTGGCTACACATCGAATGTCACAACTAACATTCGGCATTCCTGTCAAGCGTATCTATAATGCACAGAACGATGATGAAAAGACCGTTGCTGGCATCATGGAGGATATTTACAAAAAGAATCGAATCAACGCGGTTAACATGAATCGCGGAAGGTATTTTTATGGCGCATGTGAGTTCATGACTATCTGGTACACTCAACCGATGTCGGAAGGGCAATTTACATTCTATGGAGGTCAGAAGTCCAATTATAAGATACGTTGCCGTACCTACTCTCCCATGCTCGGGGATAAACTGTATCCATTGTTTGATGAATACGGCGACATGATAGCTATGTCCGTTGAATATACGCGAAAAGTAGGAACTACACAAAGCACCTATTTCGAAACATTTGCAGCCAATAAACATTATCGATGGGTGCAGGGTACCGGGACATCCGGATGGATGCTCGATGTTGATAACGGCGATCTTGATAACACAATTCCTGAAACAGGTATCGGTAAAATACCTGGAATATATGAGTTCCGACCTGAACCGATATGGGAAGATACGAGTGAAAACATCTTTGAGAATGAGTGGACGCTAAGCCGTAATTCGAACTATCTCCGGAAGAATCTCAAACCGAACTGGGTTATATTCAGTAATAAACCTGTACGTGGCGCAAACGGAAAGGATGAAGATGATAAGAT